GTATAATACCGCCGTTGAGCGTGTCATCGAGGCATCAAGCCGAGACATAGACCGCTGGACACGGCGTCATTTTATCCCCAAAACACAGACCAGACTCTACCGATGGCCTCAGCCAAGGCCGGGACGGGCGAGTTGGTTGTGGCTCGATCAGGACTTGCTCTCCGTTTCAACCCTCCAGACACAGGCTCAGAATACTAGCCCGACCACTATATCCTCCAGCGATTATTTTCTTGAGCCGAACAACCCAGAATCAGATGGGAATACTCGCTATAACCGTATCGAAATCGACCTGTCCAGCACCGCATCGTTTGAGGCTGGAGACACGCCTCAGAGGTCAATCAGCGTTGCAGGTAGTTGGGGATGGGGCAATACCACCAAGAGGTCGGGGACGGTGGATGATTCGGGCGGTATTAGCTCCAGTGATACTGCTCTGATCGTTTCCGATGCCAGCAAGATCGAGGTTGGAGACACGTTGCTGATTGATAGCGAACAGATATTCGTTGCTGATCGGTCATTTGCAGCCAAGGGCAGCATCCTTCTGGATATGGGGAGCGATTTGGGTGCGACTAATGCCACGGTAACTGTCACGCTCGATAGTTCTCATGGCATCGTAGCTGGCGAGATTATCCGTCTGGACTCCGAGCAGATGTATGTTGTTTCAGTTTCTACCAACGATCTGACCGTTATTCGGGCTTGGGACGGTTCTGTATTGGCAAGCCACAGCAACAACGTGGCGATCCATGTAAATCGCACCCTCACTATTGAGCGTGGGGTCAACGGAACAACGGCAGCATCCCATTCGGACAGTGCCTCTATTAGTAAGTATGAACCAGAGTCGGATATAGCTCGGTGGTGTTTAGCCGAGTCCATTGCCACCTATCATCAGGAACATTCTGGATGGGGCCGATCCGTTGGCACAGGAGATGGAGCGACCGAGCTAGATGGTCGTGATCTTGGTCAATTACGCAAGTCTATGGTGGCCTATTATCGCAAGGTTCGGGAGGCGGTGATCTAATGCCAGCCGTTGGCATGAAGGTAACGCAAACAGGCCCGCTCTTTGAGAAGGGTACAAAGATAATCAAGGGTATGACCGAGGAATTCGCCCAACGATTGATGGAGTTGGGAGAGCAGCGACTCGATATAGTTCTCAGACCGAAACCATCGCCCGGAGTGTATAAGACTACAGCAGAAGCGCAGAAGGGAAAAGCCAGCACCGGAAACTATAGGCGAAACGTGATGGGTAAACGGCAAGGATTAGAGGCGGTCATTACTGACGGTGGTGTTGTATATGGGCCTTGGCTAGAGTCTGGGAAAGGCCGTCCGGGTAGACGATTCAAGGGGTATCATGCGTTCCGGCAGACTGGCGAATGGCTCAAGAAACAGATGAAATCTGAGGCAAAGGATTACACCAAGCGATATGTCAAGAAATTGAATGGCAGGTAGGTAATGGCATTTGACATCAGTAGCACCCTCCATGCGGTCAAAACGTATGTACAGGATTTGGGCCTGTTTCAGTCTGTTCAGATTGGAGAACCCAAGGGAGCGTTACCACAGGGCTTCCACGCTGCCTGTTTTATGACATCTGTAGGGGTTACATCAATCTATGTAGGTGGAGACACAAGGGAATCTCACGTTGTTATGCTGCGTATTTATAAGGATATGTTATCTGAGCAATCTGAACCGCAGATAAACCTTGAGACAGAGATTGCGGTAGTTGTATCAAAGCTGATGGCAAATCTTCTAGGTGATACGGACTTGGAAAGCAGCATCATGTCTATTGATGCAGCCGGAATGGATGGAACCAGTATGGCAGCAGCATATGGATACATAGAACTCGGTGGGGTGATCTATCGGATATGTGACATCACGATCCCATTCATCGTCAATGGTAGCGCAACGCTCGTAGGGACAGGAGTATAAGATGGCTAAACAGACTGGAATTACCGATAATTTTTACATAGACGGTCACGATCTATCTGGCGATGTATCTGCAGTTAGTACAATATCAGGGCGAAAAGCCACACTGGATACCCCTGTCATAGATAAGGCAGCGATGGTTCGATTGGCAGGACATGGAGATGGGGAGATCAGCTTCAGCACATGGTTTGATGACGGCACGAACTTAGCACATACGGCTCTCAGCCCTTTGCCGACAACGGATGCAGTTGTGTTGTATACACGAGGAGTAGCAGCCGATAGTCCGGCTGCTGGCTTGGTAGCGAAGCAGATCAACTATGACGGCACAAAGGGCTCTGACAAGGCGATGAGTTTCAATGTTCAGTGTTTAGGCCAAGGAACTCCACTTGAGTGGTGCGTCCTTCTATCGAATGGGCAGATTACGCACTCATCCGCAGCCTCGACCTCGGACAAGGACGATGGAGCCAGTAGCAGTAGTGGCCTCGCTGCATATATCCAGATGGTCGACATCAATAGCGGTACTCCTACTGTCAAAATTGAGGATTCAACGAATGGTTCCTCGTGGGCTGATCTTGTTTCGTTTTCAGGCATTGCTGATGGAGCAGAACCCAAGGCGGAAAGAGTAACAGTATCAGGCAACGTGAATCGTTATTTGAGGATCACATCGACAGGAACATTCAGCAACGCCAAATTCGTTTTGGCATATCGCAGGGGTGAATCGGTCGATGATACAGCGTACTAGTAAGGTCTTTCAGGCTACGTGGCCCAAAGCCAGCCATTGGAGGGCAGCAACCTGCGAAGAGGTAGATTGCCCCCACTATCTGCTTGGATGGGTCACGAAGGTCATTATCGGGAGCGACAATGATCTCTATATCAGGGCTGATCGGAAACGGAGATATAAACTCGTGAAGGAGGGTGATCTAAACGCATATTATTTTGAGGCAGGTCAACAGTGCTTCCGCTCCGAGGCAGGGGCGCACTATAAACGGTTGGAGCGAGGGCCGTGGCTCACGGTCAATGCTCTCGATAGGCAACCAGCAAGATTAGAACGGTTTGCAATGGAATCAGAACGATGGCAAAACGATTTCAACGAATCATCATATGAAGCAGGGAGGTAGAAATGGCTAAAGAAGCACCAACTATGACGGTAGCAATAGACGATTCGGGAGGGTCAGCAAGGGCGATTGAGAATGACATGACCTCTGTTGATTGGGCTATCCCACGAGGTGTTCAGGATGTAACTGGGGTGAACAAAGCAGCGATTGAACGCTTGTTGCTGCTAGCTGACTTCAGTGCGACATTCAATGGAGTATTCAACGATGCGTCCAATGTCTCGCATGATGTATTCAAGACGGTTGCGTCTGCCTCTGTAGCACGGACGGTTACGCTGGTCATGAGCGGTCAGACCCTACCAGCGGAGTGCTTGCTAACGGATTACTCTCTCAGCAGGTCGGCATCAGGTGAACTGACGTTCTCTGTGCCAGCAGTTTTGCAGAGTGGCACAGCACCAACGTGGGCATAAGAGGAGAGATGTTATGGTAGTGACTACGCACCAAGCGAAGGGGTTCAGGCTGCCAATGAGAACAGGGCGTCTGGTCTTCAGTGGTGACTGGCAGGGAGCAGAGGTGGTTGTTCGTCTTGATGTTCCAGTACGAGTATTCATGGACATTCAAGACCTAGTGGCATCAGACCAGCCACTCAAGGCATTCGATATTTTTGGTGAGAAGATTATCGTAGGCTGGAATATTCAGGATGAAGATGGGCTGCCAATAGAGCCAACTGGTGCAGGCATGGGTAAGGTTCCAATACGGTTTGCCAATCTGGTCGTGGAGCAGTGGGTTGAGGTAGCTACACAACCAGCACTCCCTTTAGGCGAGAACTAGAGCGATGGAAGGCTGTCGGTGGTGGAACTGACAGGAATGGGAATGTGCTGCAAGCACCGTGGCCTCTACAAAAGGCGCGAATGATAGACTCATTATGTCAGCGATATTCCTGCCTCCCATCCCAGTTGATGAAGGAAGATATGGATGAGATATTCCAGATTCACACCACTATGTATCTGGCTGGAGATCACGATGATGGCAATCAGGGGGCAACAATGAATTCAACCGCACAGAACCTAGCGAATATCTCAACGAGTTTATAGCGTATGGCAAATGAAGTAGTCATCAACGTAACCGCTGACACCAAGAAGGCTGGTAAGGGTCTAGACGGTATCAGAGACAAGATGAAGAAAGTAGGTATGGGGGCTACTGCTGCTGGTGGTCTTATAACTGCTTTTGCAGCTAAAAGTCTGCAGCAGTTTAGCAGCATTGGAGATGAAGTACATAAGATGTCCTTACGGACAGGGTTCAGTACGAAAGCCCTGTCTGAATTACGTGTGGCAGCAGACCTGTCTGGTACATCCCTCAAGGGTATGGAGACTGGTGTTCGGAAGATGCAGCGTACCATTGTCGATGCTCAAGATGGAGTACTGCTTGCTGTAGACAATCTGGATAAGCTCGGCATCACGCTGGATGATCTCAAGGGACAAAGCCCAGAAACGCAGTTCCAGATACTTACCGAGGCACTAGCAGGACTGGAAACACAGGAAGAGAAAGTTGCTGTTGCAATGAATGTCTTTGGCAAGGCAGGAACAGAACTCTTGCCCATGTTGGCTAGTGGCAAAGAAGGTCTCATAGCCATGAGGCAACAGGCCCACGACTTGGGATTGGTATTCGATCAGGAAGCTGCCGAAAAAGCTGCCAAGTTGACTGATGCTATGTCTACCATGAAAGGTAGCATGACAGGAGTGATGCTCACGGTTGCCGAAAAACTGGCTCCAATCATCACGGATTTGGCTATTTTTATCGAGAAAACTGTTTCTAAAGTCACGGCATGGACTGAGGCAAACCCGAAACTCACAGGCGTCATAGTCAAGGTGGTTGCTGCCATTGGAGCATTGATGCTCGTTGTTGGCCCTCTCATGATCGCCTTTGGTGCGATCACCACGATTGCACCCTTTGTTGCTGGTGCGTTTGCAATAATGACAGGGCCAATAGGGATTATTCTTTTGGCTGTTACTGCCCTAGGACTCGCATGGGCCACGAATTTTGGTGGCATACGAGATAAGACAAAAGATGTTTTCGACTTTCTGTCCCGTATCTATCAAAGCAAGTTGGGGTGGTTGCTTCCCGGTGGTTCACTGATCAAGGGTTTGTTCTTCTTGAAGGATAACTGGAAGGAAATTTGGGAATCCATCGTATCAGTATTCAGGAGGACAATCAATAACCTTATTGAGGGAATCAACGTTTTTATCAGGGCATGGAATAAAGTGGCTGATGTAATTGGGAGAGATAAAATTGCCGAACTCCCAACTCTAGGCGTTGGCGGAACCGAACCCACCAAAGACCCATCAGAGGATGTACGGTTTCAACCAAAAACCTCAATAGCTGACGAGCCAGCAGTCACGCCAGTAGGCGGAGGCACGGCAGTAGGCGGAGGCACGATAGCAAATGTAATCACGGCAGCAGTCGTAGACTCGGCAGCAGGCGTACGCACTACACTTGATAACATCTTTGGAAAGACCGATTGGGAGGCAACTGCAAAGAAATTCCAGCAAACACGTGACCTCGAAAGGTATCGTGAAGAACTGTTCCAAAGCATTCTAAATCTTGAGGGTCAACGAGCAATGTTTGATCGCTCGCAAAGCCCTCTGGTTGCAACAAGTCCGTCAGCCTATCAGGTAGGTGGGCAACTTCATACATGGGTAGGCCCCGGACAATCGGGTGATCCCAATGCTCCAGAAGGGTCTGGTGTAATAGAACTCAGCATCGATGGCAAAACAATTGGCAAAGTAATGAATGGCCCTACAGGGTCGAATGTTCTTGAGAATCAAGAAATGAATGCAGGTACAGCGTAATGGCTTGGACGCTACAGCTAGTCAATGACAGTACCACGCTGGATTTGAATGATAATGCAGCGTATTCGGCACGTTCCCTCATGACACCGATACCAGCAAGGCGCATGGCACGAGGTGGGGCGAACCTATTTCGGCATGGCTCTGATCTCGTTGAGAGGGTCTATACGAACAGGGTTGTCACAGTCATTCTCAGGATACTCGGAGCAGATCAAGATACCCTGATTGCTAACGTCAACGCCGTGAATGCGATCCTCGAACGTGGTGCGGAATTCCATACCACTGGTATCGGCAGCCAACTGAAGCTAAGGCGGAAGTGGGAGAATGCTACCAATCAGATTGACTTCTACGTTCTGGAAGGGGTGTTGCAGATTGGTGACGAGTTTGGCCCAGTACATGCTACCAACACTAGCTTTACGACTGCGAGACTGACGTTACTCTGTGAACCATTCGCCTATGGTGCAGATGAAACGATCCAGAATTACGTATTTGATGCAGGATTTGAAGTCGCTGGTACAGCCCTAGCAGATTGGACTGAAAGCAAGACGGCAACAGGAACCACCGCAAGGGATACATCGGTCAAGAAAGATGGGCTCGCCTCTTTGAAATTGGTGATGACCGATTCTGGTGGTAGCGGTCAGGTAATCGAGAGGAACCAAGTTCTCGCTGATGTCGATGCTACCGAGGTATGGTCGTTTCAGTGTTGGGTTCGGGTTGATGAACTGACCAATTGCAAGGTGGTGATGGAGTTAGACTACAATAC